AGATAAGTATGGACAGTTCTTTGGTAAGGGAGCCTTAACAGGTAATCTTGGTCCTTTTATATCAGACGTATTAACTGTTGCAGATTTGTTTGATGTATATGATAGTACTCCTGAAGAATTGCAAGAAACTATGAAAATGAGGTATGATCCTAATGATCCAGACTGGTGGTACAAAGTAGCACGTGTTGCCAATGTACAAGGAGCTCGTACTGGTTGGCATACATTACCAGCATTTTTAAAGGGACAATGGGAACGCATGGGAAGAGTGGAGACAGGTATGTATAAGCCTAAACATCTCTTTGACTGGATGCGTGGCTCAGATGATCCTATCTATAAAGTAAGAAAAGATTGGTTATATAATAACCCATACTCCCCCGTAAACTGGATGTATACTGGTGATAGAATGTTTGGTGTAGGTCCAGCCCTCCCCAGGGTAGAGAAGAAGCGAAAGAAAAGGAAGAATCAAGAAGCAGTTAATGTTCTCGAGGGAATGCTGGCTGGTAAGTGGTAACTAGCCAGCACTCCTGATTCGTTTTTAACGAAAATCTAACACCATATATGCTATCTTTTCGTTTTTCTTTTAGAAAGGTGGCCTCCCCTATAGGTTGATTTTTTAAACCTTCCCTTATCATAGCATCTAGTACAATATGGCGTTGTATTATCTAATACTACAGCTATTCTATCACAGTCTATGCAATGTTGTGGCATTGGCATTAGTTATACTCCCTATAGTCAAGCTCTTGATTATCCTGTCTATTAAAGCTCTGTTTAACATCATTCTCTAATACTCTAATATTGGCCTTTATTAAAGATACTATTTGGTTAATGTTCCTAGTATTCGCACTATCAGTCATTTCTAGAATGCTCTGTATGTACTCCATTAATAGTACTTTAAGATGATTATTTCTTTTACTCATTTACTCTCCTGTATTGTATTGATGTTGTAGCATATCGCAAAATACCTGAAAAGGTATAGCAATATACGGATCTTTACCATTCTTCTTAAAGACTATTGCTGGAGCGCTACATTCAGGCTTATTAGCCTCACATTGTTCTATAGCTTGCCACATTTGTAGTCTTTCTACATTTTTACATTCAAAGCTAAATGAGCATATTTCACGTGCTGCAGGTGAGAGGACAATATCTTCTCCCGTCATTCCCATCGTTTGGGACTTAATATCATCCTCATGCAATTCAGGTAAATATATGTTCCTTAGCTCATCTCTTACAAAGTTCTGAAGTCTTCTTCCCTTTGCTTTACTACTTTTCGGGCTTTTCGCCAAATCCTGTCTCCTTTCTTAGTTTTTCCATGATTACAGATATCCTATCCATAGGGTCTGGTAATGGCTGTCCACATGTCTTGCAAACATCTAAAATGGAGCCTCGTCGTTGTCCTGTTTCAGGCATAATACCATGACCTCCTTGCCATATTCTATCTGTCTAAAGAATTCTCCATCATATACTTTCCCACCAATATCGATTGTACCTTTAAACATAGGTTCATTATCCATATTTTCAGCGTATGCCGAGTTCTTCTGGAAGCGTGATTGGGTCACTATCATTAAGCCGCGCCCACTTTTTGAGACTTTTCGATCCCACTTCCCTCCTGGCGCACTTCTTGCAGATTACCAGTAGGTTGTACCCTGTAGCACGTGCAGCGTCCCCTACCCAGAGATAAGTCTCCGCTTTCATGCTGTATTTTTTCGAGCACATCGTGCAATGGTGCATCACTTTCTTTCCTAGGTAAAATACCATCTTCTTCCTCTATCATTCCCCATAGGAGTGTTAAGTATACTATACAGTCCGTAATTCGACCCCTTACGTCCTCTCTTTGAGACTTATGTCCTTTAACAAAAGCAGCTATTCCATCAATGTGCTTTAGCATATAAGTCATAAGTACTTTCTTTTTATCGACCTCCAGTAAGTTACTGGTTCTATTGAAGTTAGCAAATACATTGTCATCATCATGAGCGTACTCTGATTGTCCTGCTTGCCTCATTGTTGTTACTTTCTTCATGATTTTATCCATCAGTATGGACATAGTCATTTTGTTCATCTTTTACAATCCTTACGTTATCAATCCTTAGTCTAACAGATAAGTTTTCTCTCTCCCTATTGGCTTCACATCTCAAATCAAGAGTTTCAAGCTCTCCTTTGACGATAGAACGCCTAGGTATCAGGGATAGTATCTTATTTGCATTATAAGCAGTCCTAAATGAGCCCTTAGAGGAAGTAATGTTCAATCCTTCCCTCATAGAAGACTTATTTATCTCACTTACAGCAAAGACTATAAGATTGTGTTTAACTGCCAGTTCCATCATTGCTTGTGATGCTTCTTCCACTTGCATGTTAGGATCTCGCAGATTGCTATGAAATAGACCCATATGATCTATCACCACTATTCTAGGCTTTACAGGAAGCGTCATAATGGCCTTTTCTAGGTCTTTTGATGGCATAGATGAGTAATTCACCATAAGCCATTGAAAACTCTTATCCTGGCCATTCTGGAGCGTACTATAGTGTGTCTTTAATTGCTCTGCTGTCCAGCCATTCTCTATCATCACAAACCTAGACCATATCTGCCTTGGAGACATCTCCATCTCTAAGAAGTATGTAGGTACTTTCCATGCTACCATCCAATTCTGTAAGAGCATAGTCTTCATAGACTTTGGTGGCGCCTGGAGTATCACTACCTCTCCGGGGTAGACCGGGAAGTCTCCTCCGTATAAAGTGCCTATATTTAAGGGAGTTACGTCAGATTTGTAGAACTCTATCAGGTTATTTTCCATTGCTACTGAGTCCATCATGCTCTGGCTCTTCTTGTTGCGATATAACCGGCAAGTATTCTTACAATACTCGTCCATCACCGGATCACTACAACCATACCTATAGCCTTCACCATTATGACCTTCATAGCAGTTTGTGACAATACCATCTATTTCCTTTTGTGGAAAAGAGTTATCATTGCCACTAACCTGTGTTTTCCATCTATCCATGATATGCCTTACAACATCTTCTGGGTATCTCCATCTAAGCCAGGATGCTAGCCTTAAGGCAACCATATGCCTTTTTCCCATCGGGATAGACTCTAGCATACCACTTATACATGGATATAGAGATGGATCTGGGGATCTGCCTTGAGAGATTGTAGTTGTTTCTGCTCTTTCAACTTCATCTATAAGAGCATTGAATGTTGGCAATGATTCTAGAGGTTCATCATCTATGTCTCTAGGTCTTTGTGCATATTCTAATATCTCTCTGATATCTCCTTCGAGCATCCCGTTCTTAAGCTGTACTTTGTAATACCCAGACTTAGTATTCTTAGTATTAGGTATTCTTATCAGCCTCAGCTTATCTGTTACAGATGGATCAGCATATTCAAATATGCCTCTCTCTTTGAGTACTTCTTTCACCTTTATATGTAAGTGCTTATGTGGCTTATATATAAAAGATGAGCCTGGTATATGAAAGTGGAATCCAGTTCCACTAAAGAAAGCCTTGAAAGGTACATCAAGACTATCTAAATGCAGCTTTAAGCCTATAGCCTTCTGTTGAGCATCTTCTGGATTGCCTCCATCGACATCCAGAATAAACTCTTCAGGGATATAGGCTCTACCATCATAACCAGCTAGTTTCTTATTCTTGGCAAAGTAGTCTTTTACGTCCTCATCATACTCATACAAGGACATATAGGTATCACTATCCATATTCATCCATTTAGTTATATTGGATGCATCCTCAAAGTAATGCCTTCTACCTAGACCAAACGCGAATTCTCTAATCATGATCTATTCTACTAGTCCGGTATATAGATTGTTCAAGCCAGTTCCAACAGTATCATTTAATCTTTCTAACTGTTTATTGATACCTAATAGGGTATGTATGAGAACTTCAAAAGCTCTATCATTCTGATTTAATCTTCCAGCTCCAGTTTCGTTTACTATATCCTCGAAATAACTGGTTAATGTTTCAGCATCCCAACCTTCTTTTTCTATAGTGCCATTATTGCTTGTTATATTCATTGTCTCTCCTTTTAAGTTCGTTTTTAATTATTTTACGTAAGTTCATTTGTTTAGATGAATCAAGCTTCATAAATGGGTCCCAACACATGTAAGTAAAACTTTGTAGATAAAATTCCATTAAAAGATAATGTGTACTGACATCTTTTATTTGCATTCTTTCTCCTCCATAGGATCCTTTCGTATTACTACTTTATCTGAGTCGTGTAATACTAATCGTAATGCTTGTATCCAGCCTATATTTGTAGCCCATTCAGTTTGGAGTCTAGTTGGTACGGAATCTCCGTATTCCTTGTCTATGTTCTCGCATTGTGCGAGTATTCTTTTTACTTGTTTTTCTGTTAACATATACAATCTCCTTATAACATTTAGGGCAATAGGGTACATCAATATCAAGCAAAGTTGCTACCTTATCACATTCAATACAATGGTTAGGCATTGGCATGTAATTCTTTCCAACCTTTTATATTTTTACTTCCAATTTCTTTTCTGGCACAGTTTTTGCATATTTTTACCCATCTATTATCATCCATAAGATGAGCAACAGCACGATTTGGTCTTC